TTGTACATCCTTTCATACCCGGTCTGTTTAAAAGATGGATAAATCTGTGAATAACTGTGAATAACTGTGAATAACTTTATAAATATGTAAATACTCATCAGATTTTATCGGATAAAGTAAGAAAAGGAAAAAATTAATATTCCTGTGAATAATTTTATTGTACCATGTTGTCTTATCGTTGTCATTTACAAGATATACTCTCCTCGGGATCACTTTATACTATTCAACGGGCACTTATCTATAAGGAAAAGAGCCTGTTGAAGAAAGGAAGAAGAGGGGTCATTTTAGAAAATTGCTTGCTTTTTCCGAAGATATTTGTTATTATATTGCAGTCACATAGATGGTATCTATGTAAAAATACAGGGGCATAGCGCAATTGATAGAGCAACGGTCTCCAAAACCGTAGGTTGGGGGTTTGAGTCCCTCTGCCCCTGCCATATACGGCCCAATAGCTCAGCTGGATAGAGCACTTGACTACGAATCAAGGTGTCGGGAGTTCGAATCTCTCTTGGGTCACCAACAAAACCACTTTTATTTTGTCGGGATAAACGGTCACGTTTTTAACGGCAAGCTCAAACAGGGTCTTGATAAATTCAGGACTCTGTTTTTGTTTGAGTTGTTTTTGAAAAGTATCAATGATTTTATCAATGTCAAAGCTTGTAGACTGTGCGATAGCTTGTCTGTCTTCGGTTTCTTGAATTTGAGCCCGGAGCCTCAATATTTCTTCTTTAATTTGAGCCATTTTTGCAGATGTAAATTCATCTTCTTGGTCGGCCATATATAGATCATACAGCTTATCAAGCCGTTTAGAAGCGTCGCTTTCCTGCTTTTTTAGCCTTTTTACCCGGTCTGTATAGTCAGGAACTTTGACACCCATGTTGTTTTTAGCGATAATTCTTTTTATCTGTTCATGTGCGTCCGGAGCCGTAAATAATTTGCGGATTAGCTGGTATACTGTGCTTTCAATATCATCACGATTGATAAATTTCTGCGGGCATTTTTCTTCACCAATAAGGCGACCCTTAGGACATCTATAATAATAGTTCTTTATTCCGCGGCTGTTTTTCGTCGAGTGCGCAACCATAGCAGACCCGCATTTCCCACAATATATAAGACCTGATAAAGCATAGATAGCTTTTGCTTTTCCTGCTCCTGATCTCCGTTTATTCCGATCCAATTTAACCTGCACCTCCTCAAAAATTTCTCTTGAAACAATGGCTGGAATAACGTTTTCAAAATACTGTACATTAGCGCTTGTTTGATGAGTATTTCGCTTTCCTTTACGGAATAGCGTTTTGCCGAGATAGAGGTCCCCGACGTATTTTCTATTCCGCAGGATTTCATAAATAGAAGCAATGGTAAATTCTTTTCCTGCGCGGTTTCGGTAACCAGCATTAAAAAGCCGCTTGCGTATAACGCCGTAATGGACACCGGCGGAGTACCAGTCAAAAATCACACGGACGGCGGGTGCCTCGTTTTCGTTGATGATTAGCTTTTTATTAGCATCAATAGAAAAACCATACGGTGGACGACCACCTGTGCATTTACCTTGAATTGCGTTTTCACGCAGGCCCTTTTTGATTTCGTTTGAAAGATTCCGCGAATAGTAAGCGGCCATGCCAACCAGCATAGACTCCATCATTTGACCCTCCGGGGATGTGCTGTCTATGTCCTGTCGACTGTAAGCATACTTTACACCGGCTTCTTCCAGCTTGTGCTTTGTTATGTAATAGTCAAGTTCGTTTCGGGCATTGCGGTCTATTTTGTGAAATACGACGATATCAAATTTTCCTTTCTGCGCATCTTTTAGCATAAGTTTATACTGTTCACGGCCGATGGTCGTAGTGCCTGATTTTGCTTCATCGGCATACTTCGCAACAATAGCGTAATTGTGCTTTTTGCAGTATTCAGTACTGTCTCTGAATTGCGCAAGAATAGATTCTTCACGCTGGTTTTCGGAAGAAAAACGTGCGTATAAAGCGGCTCTAAGCATAAAAAAAATCAGCTCCTTTTTAGAAATGGGCTGATCATGTTATAATATAATAGTAATCAGCCCTGGGTGGGTTATTACATCTTCCCGTTATCGTACCGTTAATACGATAGCGGGATTTTTATGTTATGCGTTAAAATTCTTTTCGTCTTCAAACATCTTCTGAATTTGTTCGGTTGTAACTTCAAAAGTTATCAGATCCCCTTGCGTGTTTATGTATCTGACTTCATATGGACTGCTTAATATTTGTCCTCGATCGAAACCAAAATACGACGCACAGTTACTCGTGGGCAGTAAATCGGACAATATTTGCGGAATCTGATATTTAGGGTATACGCGTTTTCCGTTTTTTATTAGAGCAAAATGCTTTACCGTTCCGCTACTATTCCGCACCGTGTTATTATCCCATGTGGTCGCCACCCATAAAATGTCCTGATTATCTAATAGGTACGCCTTAAATTCATCAGGGATACGCAGTAATCGCATGTCTTCCGTTGATGATATATAAAGAGCGGCAGTGTATGGTGTTACAAGAACAACTTGATTAGCCCCGCCAGAGCCTTGACGCATTTCGAGGCCGTAGTGTTTGGGCGCTTCGAGTGAACCGTGCTTTTTTATATTTTTACCTTTCTGCCACGTTTGATCAAAAGATTCAGAAGTTAAAACCGTAAAATCTCCGTGTGCGTAGCTTATCGAAACATGTACAAAAGATATTAAAACAGCGGTGATACACGATAAAAAGAATTTATAACTTCGCATTTGATACCCCCTACTAATGAATTTCCGACTGCCGCAACACGGCTAAGCCTAAAATTTTAACACTCTGGCAGTTAAATCGGTTAAGCTGTATCGGCGGATACTTTGGGTTTTCCGACACGAGCATTATACCGTCTGCCGATTTATAAAAACGTTTTAGACAAACCTTTTCATTATCTATTTCGACACAGGCCACTTTACCATTTGGGACTTCCGGCATAGACCTTATGAAAACAATATCACCGTCGTTTATCCCCGCGTTTATCATGCTATCGCCGCGGATGGTAATGCAAAAATCTACGTCATATTTATTATCTACGTCATAGTAGGGTGTGTCCTGGTTCAGATCTTCTAACGGCTGCCCGGCGGCAGCATAACCGAGCATTGGGACTTTTTTAAATTGCGGTTTATGGGTGCCGGGCGGGAGTGTCGTGTCTGAATCATCATAATCCAGTAGCCAGCGAGCGGTAGTGCTTAAAGCTTTGGCAAATGCCACTATCTTAGATTGTGTCAAATCATTCTCGCCGCTTTCTATTTTAGCGATTGTCGATCGGGATTTATAACCTAATCGTGTAGCCAGTTCTTCTTGTGACATTCGCAGTTCTTCCCTGCGCAATCGTATCCTATCCCCTAATGTCATGTTTAAATCCTCCTAAAAAGATTATATTACTTTAGTTACGAAAAATCAACAAAAATTAAATTTCATAAAAAAATGTTGACTTTTCAGAAACAAAGGGTTATACTGTGTTTGGTGATTAAAAATCACACAAAATATCAGAAAGGAGGAAACCTGGATGACAAATACTGCGGAGTTGGAAGGCGCGATTGCGAAATCTGGTAAATCAAAAAAAGAGATCGCAGCCGCACTCGCATTATCTGAAGCGGGACTCTGGAAGAAAATAACAAATCAATCAGAATTTAAAGCGACTGAAATTAAAAAGATTCAAAGTCTTCTATCTCTGTCCGCCGCTGAAAGAGACCTAATTTTTTTTGCACAATAGGGTGATTTTAAATCACATTAATTTCTTCTCTCCGTTGAGCCGCCCGCAAATAACAAGTTGTTATTGCTATATCCATCGTGAACTGTGTTATGCTCGACAACAATTACCCTGGGCGGCTCAACGGAGAGAAGAACAGAAAAAAAAAGCGAGGTGATTAAATTTGAGAGTTTCAGACGAGCTTCCGTCGGTTATCGAAGTCAGTTATCAACCGCCGGGAGAAGAAGCGGATTTCTACGAATACAAGTTGGCGAAGTGGATTATGAGTTTATCGAAAGAACAGGAGGAATCAGCATGATTGACAAAATGATCATTTATTTATGGCTTTTCCTGTCCGTCGTACTGATTATCGCCGCAGCGGAGAAAACATCATGTCTAAATTTCTAATCGGGTTCGTGGCGATTGTTCTCTTATCCGGATACTCGGTACAGCCACCGGAAAAGACGGTGCCGTATAAAGTAACACTCCGGAATGGCGAAAGTGTCTGGGATGCCTGCGCGAAAGTCGCAAGCAGCAAAGACGACGTGCGGGAAGTAGTCTACAACACGTTGAAAGAAAACCACATAAAAAATCCCGGTGATGTTCAGCCGGGTACAGAGTTAGTTATTCGAGTAAAGGAGATGAAGTAATGGATGAGAAAACTATTTCGGTGGCACTTACCGAAGATGACTGGTATTTATTGCTTAGGACTTTAGCTGCTGTCAAAAAGTGCGCACCGATGTCTCTTGAAATTGCTCTTAACTGTATCAGCTACAGAATAAAAACCGGCTTGGAAGAAGAAAAGAATAAAATTTTCTAATGATGAAAGGAGATAAAGATGGCTTGTAGGGGAGATGTCGATACTGAAGATTTAGAACGGATAGTCTCTATCGCGCGTAGCGGAGAAAATATACTCTGCGGATATTTTAAAGATTTTGATGGCTGCCTGTCTGTTGAACAGAAAGAAAAAGTGACAGCTGCTGTGGATTTCTTTGAAATGTTAGCGGATCACTTAGAAACACTAACGGCAGCTGTTGAGGCTATGAATTACAGAGAGGAGATGTGTGAATGCGGAGAAGACTATTAACTATTTTATTCACATTGTTAGCGCCCTTCGCGGCGCATGCGGAATGGCTCATCGCAGAATGCAGCGCTTACACGCCATACGATTGCGGGACCGTTACCGCAACGGGCGAAACAGTCCATGTTGGTGGGGTAGCTTGCAACTTCCTACCATTCGGTACAGTCGTCGTTATTGACGGCGTGGAATACATCGTAAACGACCGCTGCGGCATAGATAACTGCATAGATATTTTCATGGAGTCTTACGAAGACGCCATTCAATTCGGGAGACGATATAAGGAGGTTTATATCAAGAGATGAATCCGATCGTGCAACCAATTATTAATAAATACACCATGCTATATGTGGCACATCCTTTTGGAGGAAACTTGGACAATATCGCACGTGCTGAAATCCAGCTGTCCAAACTACGAAAGCTGCTGCCCCGGCATACGTTGATATCGCCGATTCACAATTGGAGCTACTTAGATTATGAGATGACGAATCAGGTAGTGGCAATCAGCGACTGCGTAAGCCTGCTTCTCCGCTGTGATGCTCTCATATTGACGGGGCGTTGGGAAGAATCCGCAGGCTGCCGGGCAGAGTACATCGCCGCGAAAGTAAAAGGTTTACCAGTTTTCACTTTCAGCAACAACGACCTGCAGCGCATATAAAAGGAGGTAATTACATTGTTTAAATGCACAGGATGCCCGCATTACGGATACTGCATACCCGACGATTGCGCGGACATGAAAAAGACCCATGAACAGCAGCCACTGGTCAAGGGTCAAAGAAGAAAAACTTCTGTCTCAAGGATACTACAAAGAAAGCGAAAAGACAATGGACTACAAAACTTTTATTGACTCAAAAAGCCGAATACCTGAAAGTCACGGGTTTGAAATATCCGCAGAAAATCTTCATCCTAACCTGTTTGATTTTCAACGGGATATCGTCCGATGGGCGCTTGCTAAAGGCCGCGCCGCTATATTTGCTGACTGTGGACTCGGAAAAACTCTGATGCAGCTTTCGTGGGCATACGAAGTATCGCAGCACGAAGAAAAACCCGTTCTAATCTTAGCCCCTCTGGCAGTTTCTGCACAGACAGTGGCCGAAGGGCAGCGTTTCAGCATATCTGTTCAGCTTTGCGAAAAAGCAGAAGACGTAACCCCGGGAATTAATATTACGAACTATGAAAAGCTAGATCGCTTTGATACGTCAGTTTTTTCAGGAGTGGTGCTGGATGAGTCGTCTATTTTGAAATCGTTTACCGGCAAAGTCCGAAATCAACTGATCGAGTCGTTCAGCCGTACACCGTACCGGTTAGCCTGCACAGCTACACCCGCACCAAACGATTTTATGGAACTTGGCAATCATTCTGAATTCTTAGGGGTTATGTCACGGACGGAGATGTTGTCTATGTACTTCGTTCACGACAGCGGAGAAACGTCTAAGTGGCGGCTCAAAGGACATGCTGAAACTAGCTTTTGGCGATGGATGGCCAGCTGGGCTGTCGTTCTGGATAACCCGGCAAGCTTAGGCTACGAAGACGAGGGTTACACGCTTCCTGAAATCCGCATGCACGAAGTCGTTGTTGACGGCGATGCCCCGGTAACCGAAAAACTAACTCTGACGCAAAGGCGATCCGCTCGGAAAGAATCACTGCAAGACCGCTGCCAAGCGGCAGCGGAACTGGTCAATAACAGCACGGAGCAGTGGCTCGTATGGTGTGATCTCAACGCGGAATCGGAAGAACTTCACCGGGTATGCAATCTGTCACAGGAAGTAAAAGGCGCAGATAAAGGAGCGCATAAAATAAACGTTATGACAGGTTTTTCTGTGGGGCTGTTGAAATGTCTAATCACAAAACCGAGCATCGCAGGTTTCGGGATGAACTGGCAAAACTGCCGCAATGTCATTTTTGTAGGGCTATCCGACAGCTATGAACAATTTTATCAAGCGGTAAGACGATGCTGGCGATTCGGGCAAAAGAAAGCGGTGGATGTGTACATCATCATCTCCGCGAAAGAAGGCTGTGTGAAAGAGAACATCGAACGCAAAGAAGCAGACAGCCGTAAAATGCGAGACGCCATGATTACACTGACAAAGCAGGCCGTCAAGGAAGAACTAAAAGCAACTTGTCGCGTTATGGCAAAATACGAGCCCAGCGTCGATATGATTTTACCAAAATGGGCAGAGATGGAGGTGGCGTAACCCTTGAAAGTAATTGATCAATATGTATCAAACCGAGTATCCCTGTACAACGGCGACTCTATAGAAATACTTAAGGGCTTGCCGGATCACTGCATACATTATGCGATATTTTCTCCGCCGTTCAGCAGCTTATATACGTATAGCAACAGCGACCGTGACCTGGGCAACAGCACGGGAGATGATCAGTTCTACCAGCATTTTCTTTTTCTAGTAAAAGAATTGGCACGGGTCATCATGCCGGGGCGGCTGGTCTCTGTACACTGTATGGACATCCCGAAAATGAAAAGCAGGGACGGCGTTATCGGGCTTAAAGATTTTCCCGGAGAGCTAATTCGGGAATTTGAAAATGCAGGCTTTATCTACCACAGCCGTGTCATAGTCTGGAAAGACCCATTGGTAGAGGCTACCCGGACAAAAGCACTGGGGCTTATGCACAAACAGCTGTGCAAGGACTCCGTGATGTGCCGAATGGGGCTGCCGGATTATGTATTGACTTTCCGACTACCGGGAGGCAATCCGGAACCGGTCAGCCATGAAAACGGGCTTAGCCGATTCTATGGCGATGATGAGCCGGAAGGTATAAAAGGTGCAAGGCCAGAACCGGACGCTGATCTGATGGCTAAAAAAGAAAAGTATAACACCGAACCTGTTTATAGCCACCAAGTGTGGCGGCGGTATGCGTCTCCGGTGTGGATGGATATCCGGCAAAGCAATACGCTGAACCGGGCAGCCGCCAGAGATGAAAAAGATGAACGGCATATCTGTCCGCTACAGCTGGATTTAATAGCCCGATGTCTGGAACTCTGGACAAATCCGAACGACATCGTTTTAGACCCGTTTGCCGGTATCGGCAGTGTTCCCGTCGTAGCTTTACAGATGGGGCGCCGGACTATGGGCTTTGAATTAAAAGAATCTTATTTTAAGCAGGCAGTGCTTAACTGCCAGAAAGAGGAAAATCATGATAACAGTAACATTTGAAGGATCCGCAGCCGAAGTACTTAGCGAAATGCAGGTGTTTTTGAAAAATACAGCCGCCCCAAAGGGAAGTACTGTAGAAGTTACGCCGGAAAAGATAACTGTTGCAAGTACTGCTGCTCCGCAGATCAGCAAGGTTAAAATACCTGATTCGGTACCTAAAGCAACTAAATCGCCCGCTGCCCCAGTACAGGCCCCCACTGTCCCAGTAGCCCCGGCTAAAGAATACACACAGGCCGAAATTCTTGCAGCTTGCGGACCGCTGATGGACGCTGGGAAAGTACCGGAACTGACACAGATTATTCAAGAGTTCGGAGTAGCTTCCATGATGGAAATTCCGCAGGAAAAGTACGGCGAATTGGCAGTTAAGCTCCGCGCGATGGGGGCTAAGTTATGACACAGCACGCCTTATTAAGCGCCTCAGGAGCGCATAAGTGGCTCGTGTGCACAGCATCAGCAAGGCTGGAGGCAGAGTTCCCCGACACAACTAGCGAATTCGCCCGCGAGGGAACGCTGGCACACTCGATCGCCGAACTGAAATTACGGCGGTATGCTATCGAGCCGATGAGCCCCGCCACATTTACCCGGCGGATGAATAAACTGAAAAAAGATCCTCTGTATCAAAAAGAAATGGATGGCTATACGGAGGAATATCTGGACTGCATTAAGCAGATCATGCTGGCTTATGACACAAAGCCCTACGTAGTAGCTGAGAAAAAAGTTGATTTCAGCCAGTTCGTTCCGAAAGGCTTCGGCACTGCCGACTGCCTAATCATGACACCAGACGCCTTGCATGTTGTGGATTTTAAATACGGTAAAGGCGTACCGGTAGACGCCAAAGACAACCCGCAGCTGAAGCTATACGCTCTGGGAGCTCTGTCCGAATACGGGCTGCTGTATCAGTTTAAAACAATCTACATTCACATCGTACAGCCGCGGCTGAAAATCTTAGGAACAGATACATTCTCACGAGCTGCGCTTACAGACTGGGGTAACTCCGTTGTAAAACCGAAAGCCAAAGAAGCGTTTGACGGCCCGGGAGAATTTCATCCCGGAGATCACTGCCGATTCTGCCGGGCGAGGGCTCAATGCAAAGCGAGATCCGAGTATTACGCCGCTTTAGCAGAAACGGCCAAAGAAAACGCCAATCCCGCGTTAATTACAATGGCTGAATTAGGGGAATACCTCAAAAAAGCCGGAGCTTTGAAAAAATGGGCGGAAGATCTGCAGGCATACGCGCTCTCCAGCTGCCTTTCTGGTAAAACAGTACCGGGCTGGAAAGCCGTAGAAGGCCGCGGCAGCCGCGTATTCACGAGTACCGATGATGCGTTTAAAGTCCTCACGGACAACGGAATTGATGAGTCCCTGCTGTACAGTCGCGTACCGGCCACGCTGGCACAGACGGAGAAAATCGTAGGTAAAAAAGTATTTGAAACCCTACTTAGTAAATACGTAATTAAAAACCCCGGAAAGCCGACACTGGCACCGGAATCAGACAAACGAAAAGCAATCAGCAATGTAGTATCAGCAAAAGATGTATTTAAACCTGTAGGAGGTAATTAATCATGGAAAACACAAACATCGTATTAAGAAATGTCAGACTCAGCTATGTACACATTTTAAAAGCCTATGCACGGATACCCGGCGCCGAGGCGAAGTACCAAACGACAATTCTCGTACCGAAAACGGACATTGCGGCAAAGGCGGAAATTGACCGTGCTATCGAAGCCGCTAAAGCAAACGGAATTACCGGTAAATGGAACGGCGTAGCCCCGGTTATCGTCGCCACCCCAGTACATGACGGAGATGGACTTACCCAAAATGGCGCCGAATACGGCCCTGAATGTAAAGGCCATTGGGTATTCACTGCGTCAAGTGCCGCCGATAAGCCCGTAGAGGTAGTAGACGCCAATTTAAATCCGATTATTTCACCGATACAGATCTACAGTGGTATCTACGCTAATATCTCCGTTAATTTCTTCCCGTATAACTTTCAAGGTAAAAAAGGCATCGGCTGTGGGCTCGGCCCCGTGCAGAAAGTTGCCGACGGCGAACCTTTAGGCGGACAGGCGCCGACTGCTAAATCCGTATTTACCGCTGCGCAGCCTTCTGCCGTGCAGAAAGTGAATCCATTAACCGGGCAGCCGATGTAAATAGTGGAGGCCCTTAACCGGGCCTCTTTCATTATTATCTGAAAGGCTCATTATGAAACACCTCAGTATAGACATTGAAACTTTTTCAGACGTAGATATTAAAAAATCCGGTCTGTTTAAATACTGCGAGTCCCCCGTCTTTGAATTATTGCTTTTTGCATATGCCTACGACTTCGGAGATGTCCATGTCGTGGATCTGGCACAAGGAGAGAAAATCCCAGATTCTGTTATATCCGATCTGAATAATCCCGAGGTTATCAAACACGCATATAACGCGTCATTTGAAATCACAGGGCTCAACCGCTACGGATATGCTACTTCCCCGGAGCAGTGGCACTGTACAATGCTTCATGGTTTATATCTTGGCTACCCGGCGGGGCTGGCTTTCTTAGGTGCTGCGTTAGGTATTCCCGAGGACAAACGGAAATTAACCACCGGCAAAGCACTTATCCGTTATTTCTGCGTACCTTGTAAACCGACAAAACGAAATGGGGGGCGAACCCGCAACTTACCGAAACACGATATAGATAAGTGGCATTTATTCAAAGAATACAACGCGCAGGATGTAGTTACCGAAATGGAAGATTACCGGCGGCTATCTGCCTACCCCGTACCGGGCTGGGTACAGGATGACTGGGTCATCGATTACGAACTAAATCGACGAGGCATTCAGCTTGACATGGATCTAGTTCGAGGAGCTCTGGCCATCGACGATCAACATAAGACAGAACTCGTGGAAAAAGCCATACAAATAACCGGACTTACCAATCCGAACAGTCGCAATCAGCTACTCACGTGGATTAACGATAACTCCGATCTGAAATTGGAAAAACTTACAAAAGAAACCGTGGCCGAGAGCCTGCAGATTGCAGAGGATCAAGTGGCCGAAGTACTGCATATCCGACGGGCTTTAGCAAAAAGCAGTATTTCTAAATATGAATCTATGAAGAATGCTGTGTGCGCTGACGGACGTATCCGCGGCGTGCTGCAGTTCTACGGGGCTAACCGAACAGGGCGTTGGGCAGGGCGGCTGGTACAAGTGCAGAATTTACCGCATGACGTGCCCGTGGCTATGGATACGGCCATCAGATTAGTTAAAAACGGAAATGCCCGCGGTGTCAAGCTTATGTACGGCCATATATCAACTTCTTTATCTCATTTGATCCGTGCGGCTTTCGTCGCTCCGGAGGGGAGCCTGCTCTGTGTATCGGACTTCTCAGCCATCGAGGCGCGCGTACTGTCATGGCTCGCTGATGAGAAATGGCGGCAGGATGTTTTCGCAAAAGGCGGAGATATCTATTGCGCTTCTGCGTCCAGCATGTTCGGCGTACCCGTCGAAAAACACGGAATCAACGGACACCTGCGGCAGAAAGGAAAAGTGGCAGAACTAGCGCTGGGTTATCAAGGGGGGCCTCCGGCGCTTATTACAATGGGCGCTCTGAAGCAGGGACTTACGGAAGACGAACTGCCGGATATTGTCCATCGATGGCGCGGGGCTAATCCGCGCATCTGCGGCCTCTGGTATGACGTAGACGGTGCAGCACTTTCTGTCATGTCCGACGCTCGCCCGGTAGGTCTTCCGCACGGGATACTTATTTCACGAGAATGTAATCTCTTATACGGGTATGACTACTTGACGATACAGCTGCCAAGCGGGCGAAAACTATATTACCCGCAGCCTTATATTAACGAAAATCAATTTGGTAAGCCTGCATTACATTACCGAGTACAGGCAGGAATCAAGTGGAGCCACACATCAACCTATGGCGGTAAGCTAGTAGAGAACATTACGCAAGCAATCGCGCGGGACTGTTTAGCGCTGGCAATCAACCGACTCGTAAAAGCCGGATACAAACCGCTTATGCATATTCATGATGAAGTGGTACTCGAAGTACCGAAAGATAAGATTCATGAAGATGAAATAGATAGGATTAACCAAATTATGTGTGCACCGATACCGTGGGCGCCGGGGCTGCTGCTTAACGCTGACGGCTTCATAAGCCCGTACTATACAAAAGACTGAAAGGGGGGGAGTACTTGAATTACGACAGAAAACTGACTATCAGCATCGGAAACAGCCGCATGTCTAAACAATGGACAGCGGCAGAGTGCATGTGGTCGGAATTTATCGAAAAGCTACGCACGCCGCAGCGAACAGCCGAGCTATACGAAGAATATCTCCGGATGGGCAAAGCACAGCAAGGGGCGCTGAAAGATATAGGTGGTTTTGTAGGGGGCGCATTAAAAGGACCGCAGCGTAAAGCATCGGCAATTACCGGTCGTGATCTGGTTACATTAGATCTGGACAACATCGCAACCGGAGAAACGGATAACGTTATCCGCCGGGTAAACAGCTTAGGAATCGGATATGCCATTTATTCTACACGGTCTCATGCGCCTTACCGTCCACGACTCCGGGTAATTATACCGCTGGATAGGACAGTAACCGCTGATGAGTATGAACCTATCGCACGGAAACTGGCCAGCTTGATCGGAATAGAACTTTGCGATCCGACGACCTTTGAAGCATCACGGCTTATGTACTGGCCCGGATGCAGCAAGGACAGCGAATACGTATTTGATTATGCTGACGCGCCATTTGTCAGTTCTGGTGGAATTTTAGGGCAGTACGAGGACTGGCATGACGTAAGAACATGGCCGCAAGTACCGGGGAAAGAACTGAAAGCAAAGATACTGCTATCTAAGCAGGCAGACCCGACAAAGAAACAGGGAATCGTCGGCTCATTTTGCCGTACGTACGATATCCGAGGCGCCATACAAGCCTATATTCCGAACGCATACACAGAAACAGACCATACCGACAGATTGACATATACCGGTGGTACAACCGTAGCCGGGGCAGTGTTGTACGACGATGATAAATTCTTGTACAGCCACCACGCAACGGATCCATGCAGCGGGCAGCTGGTTAATGCCTTTGACCTTATCCGCATCCATAAGTTCAGCGGCAATGACGATAACGTCAAAGAAAACACGCCAATTAGTCAAATCCCGTCGTATCGGGCGATGAAGAAGCTGGCTATGCAAGACAGCGCTGTCATGACTGACCTGAACATGACTGCTGCAGTTCATGCGTCAGATGTGTTTTCCTCAAACACCGGCAAAAGTGATCAAAAACCAGCTGAGGGCGTCAACTGGATGCAAGAGGCGAAACTGGCGTATGACGACAACACCGGACGGCCGAAAAAGACGATGGATAATATTATCCGAATTTTAAACCACGACCCGGAACTGGCAGGGAAAATCGCCATCGATGAGTTCTCTACCCGGGGGCTGGCGCTGGACAGCTTGCCGTGGAATACCAGCGACCTGAAACGTCAGTGGACAGACACGGACGACGCGGGGATCGCATGGTATCTGGAGGATAGATATGGTATTACGGGACGCGACAAAATCAGCGGAGCCCTTATGCTCGTATCAGAGCAGCAACGGTTTAACGATGTCAAGGATTATCTTCTTAGCGTGTCCTGGGATGGTGCTTATCGACTTGATACGGCCTTCCATGACTACTTAGGCAGTAAAGATACTCCGTACACCCGCCGGGCGGCCAGAAAGTCATTTACGGCAGCCGTAGCACGTGTTATGACGCCCGGGTGTAAGTATGACTACGTTCCGGTATTTATCGGGCCACAGGGGATAGGAAAAACCACATTCCTACGGACAATCGGAAAAGGCTGGCACAGCGACAGCCTGCAAAGTTTCCACGGAAAAGAAGCGGCAGAACTTATACAAGGTATATGGATCAATGAAATCGGAGAAATGACAGGATACAGCAAATCAGGAGATAACGAAATCAAGCAATTTCTTTCCCGCTGCGATGATGTATACCGACAGCCATATGGCAGGCACACAGGAAGATATCCTCGAAAAGGTGTATTCTTCGGAACGTGCAACGATTATGATTTTCTGAAAGACCCTACCGGGAGCCGTCGTTTCTGGCCGATTGATGTAGGCGTCGAACCAGTAACGAAAAGCATATGGCAGGACCTACCAGATGAAGTAGACCAGCTATGGGCAGAAGCCGTAATGCGGTGGAAACAGCATGAACCGATATACTTTGAAGATCCAGCTATAGAAGCAATGGCTAAACAAGAACAAGACAGACACCGCGAAGACAGCGCAAAAGACGGACTGATTCAGGACTTTCTAGACCGGTTAATTCCGATAGAATATGATTCCATGTCGCTGGCAGCCCGGAGGATGTACTGGTCCGGCAACGCCACGGGGATCACTGGCACAAAGCTGCGAGATAAGACTTGCGCGCTGGAGATCTGGTGCGAGTGCCTCGGCGGCGAGCCCCGCAGCATGAAACGGGCGGACGCCCGGGAAATCAATCAAGTGTTATGCCAACTTCCGGAATGGAAAAGAAATGTATCCCGGAGACGGTATGGCTACTGTGGAACACAGCGAGGCTTTGAAAGAATAACTATTCAGAATAAAGAATAAATATTCTTAATAATCCGTTAATGTGTCGTGAACATTCAATGTGCACAATCAAGGCCGTATTGAGAATAAAACACAGCCTATTTGAGAACCAAAGAGGGTTTTAAGAAATGCCAAAGAGAATTTTAATCATTAGGTCATGCCTAAAACGTGAACATTAAAAAAGTTTGTTCACGCCTAAAGTTCACGGCAGTTAAACGACTATATCTATCTAAACTACCTAACGTGAACAACGTGAACATAGTTATGAAGAGTTTAGAAAAACAAGGAGTATTGAACAAGGTGTACGGTAATTGTGTCTTACGCGCCAGAAATAAAAATAAAATGTTGACCCCTGCGCGCGTGCGAATAAAAATTTTATATACATATATAGGCGAATACAAAAAGTATTTTCATGCAAGGAGGGTAAATCATGCAAGTAGTTAAACACTCGGAAAGAGATGCCGAAAAGTTATTAGTTAGCAAGATTAAAAAACTTGGCGGCAGGGCCTATAAATTTACGTCACCCGGCAGCGCCGGGGTACCCGACAGGATTATCATTCTCCCGGGAGGGTACGTAGAATTTGTAGAAATGAAATCTGAAACCGGGATGCTTAGCATTCTTCAGAAGATATGCATATCTCACTTACGGGCATTGGGGTGCCACGTTGAAGTGCTATACGGAGTGAAAGACGTAGACACTTATGTAACTCGTGTGAAGAAAATGATAAAAAACGGAGGCGCAGTATGAATTTTGTGCCGCATCAGTACCAGCAGTACTGCATGAATCGAATTGTGCAAGATCCAGCTGTCGGGCTATTTCTTGATATGGGTCTTGGAAAAACGATTATCACGTTGTCCGCGATTAACGAATTAAAGTACGGGCGGTTTCAGGTAAAGAAGGTATTGATTATAGCCCCGAAAAAGGTAGCCGAGGCAACGTGGCAGCGCGAGGCGGCAAAATGGGACAACGTAAGCCATTTAAGGATTTCCACTGTACTCGGCAGCACATCTAAACGTATTCGGGCATTACATACGCCGGCGGATGTTTATATTATTAATCGGGAAAATGTGGTGTGGCTGGTGGATTACTATAAAAACGACTGGCCTTTTGACATGGTGGTAGCCGATGAAATGAGTAGCTTCAAAAACCATCGTGCAAAGCGATTTAAGGCCTTAGCGGCTATCAGGAGTCATATTACTCGTTTGGTGGGCTTGACAGGCACTCCTAGCCCGAATGGGTTATCAGATTTATGGAGTCAGGTGTATCTTTTGGATCAAGGTGAACGATTGGGTAAATATTTTACGCATTTCCGGGAACGATACTTTGAGCCCGGGCGGCGGTGCCGCGAAGTGGTGTACTCATACGATCCGAAAGAAGGAGCCGAAAAAGCAATTATGGATGCCATTTCCGATATCTGTGTGTCGATGAAGTCAGAAGATTATCTAGAGTTGCCGGAAATTGTTTATCACGATGTTCCGGTAGCCATTAGCGCCAAAGCACAAAGAGATTATAACGAGCTGGAGAAAAAAATGGTTTTAGATTTAGGCGATGACCATGTACTTGATGTTACCAGTGCGGCAGCACTGTCCAATAAACTGCAGCAGTTGGCTAATGGAGCTGTGTACACAGACGATGGCGGATGGCAAGAGATTCATAATGATAAGATAGAGGCCTTTATGGAGTTGATAGAACAGCTTAACGGGAAGCATGCGATCGTGTTTTATAACTTCCGGCATGACTTAGATCGTCTAAGAGCCGCATTGCAGAAAACCAATTTACATGTACGTCAATTACAGACGTCAGCGGACGAGCTGGATTGGAACGCGGGCAAGGTGGATATTTTACTGGCCCATCCCGCTAGTACGGCTTATGGTTTAAATCTTCAGGACGGTGGGAACCATGTTATTTGGTTTGGGCTAAATTGGTCTCTGGAATTATATCAGCAGGCTAATAAGCGATTACATAGACAAGGTCAAAAAAATAGAGTCATTGTTCATCAGTTGATCTGTGAGGGTACTCGTGATGAGGATTTGGCTAGGGCGTTACTCATGAAAGATGCGGCACAGCAGTACGTAATGGATAGCTTGAAAGCCAGAGTAGATAAGTATAGGAGGCAACAATGACAGAGATTTTAATTTTCGTAATTGGCGCGTGGATTGGCGCTATCGTCGGTGTCGTAACAGTAGCGTTGTGCGTAGCAGCAAGCAGGAGGAGAAATGACGGTTAAAGAGTTTTTGAGGTCGGTCAGAGAACAGGACAGATTGCTGCGTGCGTATGAGCAGGAATTAGAAGACTTGAGGCGCAGAGCGTATAGCATCTCAAGTCCGAAGCTTGGTGACAAGATACAGTCAAATCACTTAGCTACGCTTGATGAGATCGTTGACAAGTTGGACTCGCAGATCGAAAAGGTGAATGCCGCGTGGGATGAGCTGATTGACAAGAGAGATAATGCTAAAGCACTGATTGACAAAGTAGAAGACAAGAGCGCCAGATGTGTATTGTATCGGTATTACATATTGATTCAGGCGTGGGAGCAGATAGCGGTAGAGATGAATTACACGATAAGGTGGGTCTATAAACTACACGGAAAGGCATTACAAGATTTAGAAAAAGAGTTCACTAAAATTCATTATAATTCACTATAAAACGTGTTATTATGATACTGTGAAAATATCGCGAGATACTTCCCCCCCCCCAATTTTAGAAAAGCACATGCCCTTCCCCGGTGTGTGCTTTTCGTTTGTCCAGGAGAAAGGAGGTGGTGGTGTGACACCAAGGCAAGAGAAGTTTTGTGTTGAGTACTTGATTGACTTGAACGCAACGCAAGCGGCTATACGGGCTGGATACAGCAAAAGAACGGCTGACAGAATTGCTAATCAAAACTTGAGAAAACTTGAGATTCAAAGCCGTATTAAGAAAATGCGTGATGATTACTATGATAAAACGATTATGTCAGCTAAAGAAGTCGAGTATCTGTTATCAAAGGCAGGCAGGGGCGAACTCAAAGAAGAGGTTGTCGTCGTCGAAGGCTTGGGCGACGGCGTTAGTGCAGCACAAATTATCAAAAAGCATTTATCTGCGAAAGACCGTATAAAAGCACTGGAACTCATGGGGAAACGCCACCACCTGTTCGAAGATCAAGATAGTAAAAACGGGGTGGAAGAGGTGCAAATCATCGATGATACAAATTAAACTCAGCGATAAAATGGCGCCGTCGTTCTTCCCTGTACACAAAGACGTTAAACAGCACGGCCATACGCATTACGTGCTAGCAGGCGGGCGTGGAAGTACAAAGTCTTCTTATGTATCGCTTGAAATTCCGCTGCTGCTTATGCAGAACCCGGAATGCCACGCTGTCGTTTTGCGAAAAGTCGCAAATACGCTTAGAAATTCTGTCTATACACAGATGGAGTGGGCGTTAGATGCTTTACACATATCGGATAAATGGAAGATGACGATTAGTCCAATGGAGATGATAAGAAAAGCGACAGGACAGAAAATTCTGTTTTTTGGTGTCGATGATAAAGCAAAAATTAAGTCTATCAAGCTGCCGTTCGGCTATGTCGGCGTGGTTTGGTATGAAGAACTGGATCAGTTTGCGGGGATGGAAGAAATCCGCAATTTGAATCAGTCGCTTATGCGCGGCGGATCTAAATTCTGGTGCTTCTCTTCTTACAATCCGCCGAAATCGGCGAACAACTGGGTTAATGAGGAAATGCTGCTTGATGAACAAGATAGACTTGTACATCGTTCAGACTACTTAAGTGTCAATCCGGATTGGTTAGGCCCGCAATTTATCTATGAAGCCGACAAGCTCAAAGCGAAGAATGAAACCGCATACAGGCATGAGTATCTTGGCGAAATCACAGGAACTGGCGGGGCGGTCTTTGAAAATGTCATAGAGAAGCGGATTACTGATGAAGAAATACAGCAGTTTGACCATAGGAAGTATGGTCTGGATTTCGGTTTCGCGGTAGACCCGTTGGCTTTTACAGCTATGCACTATGACTCGAAACGAGAGATTCTGTACATTTTCGATGAGATTTATCAGCCGAAGCTGACGAACAGGCAGGCGGCGGTAAAAATAAAAAAGAAAATTACAGAAACGGCATTAATTCGCGCGGATAGCGCGGAGCCAAAGTCAATTAAAGAGTTAAACGAATTGGGATTAAGAGTGATGGCAGCTAAAAAAGGCCCCGATAGTGTCGAGTTTGGGGTTCGATGGCTGCAAGGGTTGTCAGCTATCGTGATTGATAAAAAACGCTGCCCAAACACGTATAAAGAGTTCGTAACATACGAATACGAAACAACGCGCGATGGACAGTACATCAGCGCTTATCCGGATAAAAACAATCATGCAATAGACGCCGTCCGGTATGGCTGCGAAGATTTAATGCCTGCGCGGTTCAAGGTTAAAGCTGTGCGGAGTAATTTATATTGAGGTGACACATGGATAAATACAGTCTTTTGACAGACGCTTATTTTGGTACCGGGCTTTTTGAGAACGGGGCCGGACTGAGGCAGCATCCGCGAGAAGACCCGGCAAACTATAAAGATAGACAGGGGCTCGCTTACTATTTGAATTACACCGGGCCGATTGTTAATGCTGCAGTAGATCCGATATTTAAAAACGATATCAAGCGTGATTATAACGGTTCAACACTGTTTCAGGCATTTCTTGATGACTGCGACCGAACCGGCACAGACTATCAGGATTTCTGTAAATCGGCAGCTATGCAGGCAAAACTATACGGCGTTGTCTACATCGTTGTCGATAACAGTGACGAGCTGGCAGAACGGCGAAGCGACGCTGTCGCAGGACGCAAGCTGCCGTTTCTAAAAATTGTCACACCCGCACAGATTAAAAACTGGGCAATTGACCGATACGGCCGTTTAACGATGTTTCAGTATACCGAAACATCGCAGATTGGGGCAAACACGAAAAGTACGGAGACGTATACTTGGACACAGGATTCGTGGGCAATCGGGAATGGCGACGGTAAAACAACGGGTAACCATAACATCGGATGTGTCCCGGTCGTGCAGTGGCTAGCAAGAAATACGGATAGGAAAATCATTAAGCCTCCGTCAGAATATCTTTCTGTAGCACAGGCGAATTACTTCTTATATCAGCTTTGCAGCTGGCATACTCAACTCTTGAGAGATCAGGCTTTCGGCATTCTGACAATGCCGGATGATGGCAGCGGCGAAGTAACGGTCGGCACGAATAATGCGCTGATTTATCCGGCGGACGCCACACACACGCCTGATTTCATAGCGCCGCCCGCGGCACCCGCAGAAATGTTGACGGAACAGATGGACAGGATCATAAAAGAAATGTTCCGCATGTCTGGTCTGGATTCGGTCATTGGTGTGCAAAGTGACAAGAGTAAATCAGGGGTGGCCAAGCAGTGGGATTTTGAGAAAACCAATAAGCGGCTGGCAGATTTTGCTGTACGCTGCGAGGACGCAGACGAAGCCATCGTTAAATTATTTGAGATGTGGTCAGGTGAGACAGTTGGTTATAATTGTGAATACCCGCGTGATTTCAAGATTAACGATGTCGTTGATTCGTTGTCAAATGCGGCTGCAGCACTTGAGCTTGGATTTGATAGCCCGACATATAAACTGGAAGTTCTGAAAAAGGTACTGGAAGCGTACATGCCCAATCTTCCGCCGGAAACCTACGACAAAATGATTGAAGAGGTCGCGGCCGCTATCGAAGAAAGTAAACAGAACAGCGCATTTGAAGACGGTGATGTAGATGATCCTGACCGAAACGGACAAAACGATTAAAGCTTTTGAAGAAGAAATAAAGCGACTGCTAAAAGCTGGAAAAACACCGAAACAGGCCGTTAATGAGGCTTACAAGCTGTATCCCGTCATGAAAGCCATGCAGAATGAGATAGAACCGCAGTTAATCGGCGAAATGAAAAGAGGCGGCGCAGTCGGCGTTGCTAAACCGTTATTAAAAAAAGCGTCAACTGCGGTATGGGCGGCGGATGGCTTGACATTGTCAAAAAGAACGACGCAGGGGGCAAAAGAAATTACAAAACAAGCCGCCGCAGTTATCGCCGAAGCGGTGAAAAAAGGACAGACGGTACAAAAGGCGGCGCTTGCACTTTTCGATGGGTACGGCTATGGACACACATTACCCGAGCAGGATATCCCCGATTTTTTAAAACAGCTGACGCAAATTGCAAAAGCAAAAGAATACGGTGGCGCAGAGTTCAAAAGAACTTTGCGGGAAGTAGAGCGCAATCTAAAGAAGCTAAACGCACAAGGATTGAAAGCCGCGTACACACAAGTAAAGAATGCTGTACTGTCGGGAAATGAAAAACGCATTGAAAAAGCGGTTTATACAGCGACGCAGGAGCGCACTCGATACTTTGCCCGCAGAATTGCACGTACCGAAATGGCAAGAGCGTATAATGACGGATTTGTGGCAAAATGGGCAAACGATGAAGACTGCATCGCATTCAAGTGGAAAATGTCTACTGCGCATCCGTTTTGCGACATCTGCGATATGTACGCAGAAGCCGATTTGTACGGTATGGGCCCAGGTGTTTTTCCGAAAGATAAAGTACCGACTCTTCCCGTCCATCCGAACTGTATGTGTCACTTGCGGCCTGTGATGGTAGGATCTAAGCTGCTGAAAAGCGAAACGCCGCACGCAAGAATAGAAGAGGGCGGCAGAGAATGGCTGGATAAACAGACACTGCCGAACAGACAGCGAATACTCGGCGTATATGGTGAAAAAGATGTCAAAGCCGGGCGAAGCTGGACTGAAAAAGCACGCGGATATAGCGGCGAAAAGATGAAAAGCAGAATACCGCTGCTTCAAGTAATTGAATTAGATTCGATTACTGTCAATGGAAACGTGTATAAAATTGATGGAAAGCACATTGTGCTGGATCATACTGAATACGAACAAAAAATCGCGCATGCTTTAGCGAAAGAATTGAAAGCTACCGTTGGGTTAGTACCGAGGGTTAACTTTCCACAAGGAATTAAAACTCCCGATTACATTATCCGTAACAAGTGGTATGATTTGAAAACGCCGGAAGGCGCAGGAAAGAATACCGTTTTTGATTTGATTAAGAAAAGCAAAGGTCAAGCCGAGAACTTCATAATTTGTGCAGATAGAACCCGATTATCTGAAACAGATATCAATGCACAGATAGAAAGAGTGTTTAAATCCGAAAGGACGGATTTCGTGAAATCTATCACGCTGATAAAAAATATGAAGATATTAAAGAAATACGAAAAATAAAAAGCCATCCGGCAACCTTGATATAAAATATCTTTAAAGGGGCTACCGAATAGCTTTTTATTTGATTTTATTATAGCACATTTTGGCAAGTTTGGCTAAAAAGCACTCATAACGAGTGCTTTTATATTGCCTTTTCGCGGGACAGGGGCCCGTCCGTAGGCGTTAAAGAACGGTCTTTTTTGTTGGGACAGGAGCCCATTATTACAGTACACAGGAGGTACTTATTATGACATTGGCAGAATTGTATGAAGCGTTAAGCAAATTGGAAAACGGGTCGGAAATGGTATCTACCATCAAAGCAGAGATTTCCCGATTAAACGGTGAATCTGCAAAGTTCCGCACTTCTAAAAATGAAGCTGACGCGAAAATTACCGAACTCACCGCGAAGGTGGAAGAACTTGAGGCGAAAGGTACAGGAGACCAAACCGCCGCTGAGAAAATGCAGAAACAGCTGGATGAGCTGAACAAAAAGTACGAAGCGGCTGAAAATGCCCGGAAAGAAGAACAGGCTAAGCGAGTGCAGGCTGACATTATGCAGCAGACCGTAGCGGCTCTGACAAAAGGCAACGCAGCTAACCCGTCGGAAATTGCAAAAATCTTGGTTGGTTCTATCAAAGCGGATGAAGACGGTACTTACAAATTCACGAATGCCGAGAATGAATCAGTCTCAATCGAAGACGGTGCCGCAGGCTGGCTGAAAGATAATGCATGGGCGGTAAAAGACACGCAGAATCCCGGAAGCGGCGGAGGCAACGGCGGAAATGGGAGACAATCACAGCCGCAGGGGCTGCAGGCGGCAGTTGCGGCTGCATTGAATAAGTAATTTTTTAAAGAAAAGAGAGGTAAAAACACATGCCGGTAACTTTAGCACAGGCAAAACTCAATGTACAGGATGATCTTCAAGCAATGACCATCGATGAGTACGCAAAATCAAATTTTATCTGGGATCATATTATTTTTGCTGACGTAGTATCCCCCGTGGGCGGCGGAGCTACGCTGACCTACTCATACAACCGCGTGAAAACACAGCCGAAAGCTGACTTCCGAGCCGTTAACGAAGAGTACACTGCACAGGAAGCCGAAAAAGAACAGAAATCCGCCAATCTGGCGATTTTCGGCGGTTCATACAAAGTAGACCGCGTCATTGCGAAGATGGGCGGTGTCGAGAATGAGGTAACTTTCCAAATGCAACAGAAAATCAAAGCTGCGTCCGCACTTTGGAACGATACCGTTATCAATGGCGACACCGGAACGAACAACAAAGCATTTGACGGGCTTGAAAAAGCGCTGACCGGGTCTTCTACGGAATACAAACCCGCAGCGGCAATTGACTTGTCTTCCGGGTCTGCTATTGACAGCAACTATAGGACATTCCTCGACACTCTCGATGAATGCTTAGGACTAATGGATGGCGAGCCGGCCGCGCTTCTTATGAACGCAGCACTCTACACGAAATTTAAAGCCGTCGCTCGTCGTGCGGTAGCTTATACAGAAACGAAGGATGATTTCGGGCGTCCTGTTCTCACGTATAACGGCATTCCGATTGTCAATCTCGGCGCAAAATCCGGGTCTAATGATCCCGTTGTGCCGATTGATACGGCCAAGGGCACAACGTCTCTCTACGCAGTACGCTTCGGCATTAACGGATTCCATGCTGTTTCGATGGCGGGTGTAGCTCCGGTGCAGACATGGCTGCCTGATTTCAAGACAGCCGGAGCTGTAAAGCAGGGCGAAGTGGAAATGGTGGCCGCGGTTGCACTGAAAGCGACGAAAGCGGCAGCAGTTCTTAGAAACATCAAGGTTAAATAAGGGAGGCACAAGATGGCACAGATTATAGCACCGAATAAAGATTATACCGGTGAAAGTGCTTCTGTGACATTCGCTAAAGGCGTCGGAGAAACTTCTGACGCCTATTTAATTGAATGGTTCAAAGAGCACGGGTATACCGTAATTGAAGAAGCGGAAGAAGTACAGCCGGAAGTACAGCCGGTAACTCCCGAAGAGGCCCCTGCAGCCGACGTCGAAACCGAGGAACAGGCCGAGGAAACACAAGAAACACAGGAGAAGCCGAAAAGGACACGTTCTTCAAGAGCAAAAGCTGCTGATGAGGAATGAACACCGCGGATATCTTCAAAAAGCGGCTAAGGCAGGCGGTTAAAGAAAGCACTTTAACCGTGGCAGAGTACGCACAGGATAATCACAGGTTTAAATCAAGAACTGGCGCTTTGGAGCAGTCTGTAATGACGGATTATAGAGCTGAAGGGCTGACCGGAGTTATCACACTGGATTTAAATCGTGCAAATTATGGGTATTTTGTACATCACGGATTTCCTGCGCATAATATTCGCCCTAAAAACAAAAAGGCTCTTCGGTGGGCATCGGGTGGCAGATTTGCTTTTGCTAAAAGCGTTCGTCACCCGGGATTCGTCGGAGATCCTTTTGTTTTTAACGCTTTGGATGCGTGCGACAGTGAGATTGATTCTATTTTTGACCGTTATGCAGAATTAGCTAAATCGGAGGCGGAAAATGCTCTTAACAGTCGATGATCTAATAACAAAAGACGAACTGCTGGGGCCAGTTCTAACCGAAGAGACACTGGCCGATGCGCATGACTATTTATATTATTTGGCGTCACAAGTAGGCGTTGAGAAATCAAAAGTGCAGGCTACGGTATTAGTCAAACGGTTTATTACCGCTTATGCTTTCCACGCGACGGCGGTTAATAAATCGTTCGGCTTACCAGGCAGCATGTATAGCGATGGCAAGGACATCGATGCTTACGCGAAAAAGGTACAGATATATTCCGATGAAGTAAAAATGCTGGAGAACCGACTGCAGACTGCGGAGGCCTTTACCGGTACTTCGCAGTCTTCCGGTTTCCGAGCCGTTAAGATTTTCCGGGGGTAGGTATGGCTTGGCTTGAAATTTTGAAATACCTGCAGGCTGAACTGAAAAAACAGAAAGCGGCGCAGGAAATAAAATTGGGCGCATACGATCCACGAACGATTAAAAATACTGATGGAATTATTTTGCTTATGCGCGGAAACGAACAGCCGGACACCGATTCAGATATGGTCGATTATGAAACTATAACACTGTATCTCGAATGCTGGATTCGCTATGACGGCACGGAACTATATGTCGGTTATGAAAAACTGGCCGCGCTGGAAAGCGAAGTGGATGCCGTTCTGCAGAAAATCCGCGCCGTGTCGGGCAAAGTGACAAACAATATTCAGTTAATGGATATTCGGGTTAGCCGGAAGACGGGAGATCCGGGCGGTTTGCGGCCGCTGTACGGCGTGCAATATGAAATAACAGTTACTGTATACGAAAGCGAGGATTGAATATGGCAGTACAAGCAAGGGGCTATAAAGCCTCTACTACGATAGATTTTGAAAGTGCTTACAATAAGGCGCCGGCAGCGAAAAAAGGAATACTGCTGCCGATTAACAAAAATGAAATGGAGAAAAAGCAGACGATTATCTCTTCGGATACGATTACCGGGAGCCGTAATAACACGATTTCCAGTTTAGGCCGTGTAAGCGTTGACGGCAACGTGACCATCCCGGCGGATTTCCGCGCCATTGGTTACTGGTTGAAAGCGTTACTTGGCGCGCCTACAAGCGTAAAAGGCACAGGCGTCAATACGCACACATATAAAGTTGGCGATACGCAGCCGTCTTTCGTTCTAGAGAAAGCATTTCCCGATTCAGGTAAGTATTTTCTGTATCGCGGTTGCAAAGTAAACACTCTGAAATGGGGCTTCGGCGAAGATAGCGAAATGACCGTTGAGCTGGCTATTATGGGCGCTCTGCGTGAAATTGCGTCCTCTACATATGACGCGTCGGCTACATCAGTAGCGAAGCTTCCCATTTCGCAGAATCACACGTATGTCAAGATTGGCGGCACAGAAAGCGAAATCGTTAAAACGGGCGATTTTACTCTGGACGCAGGGCTTGATGGTGATCAGTATGTTGTGGGCAAGGGCGGTATTCGAGGAGACATCCCGGAGGGGCTGTTTAAAGCAAGCGGGAACATTGAAGCGCTGTTTATGGATACTTCTATGATGACACTTGCTGATACCGGCGCGAAAACATCACTTGAAATCGGCTTTAAAATGACGGAGAATTGCAGCTTGGCATTTACCTTCCCTGAAGTGCAGATTGAGCCGCATGACGCTCCGATCGATGGACCCGCGGGGGTTTCTGTAAAATTTGCGTGGAATGCATTTTACGAAAGCAACGCGCAGAAAAGCACTGTGCAGGTTGTATTGAAAAATGATAAGGAGTCTTACTGATGGTCGAAATAAAGACAATGACGAGAAAGCAAGTCAAAGACCTGCGTAAAGCGGGTCTTGATTTAGTTTTGCTTGGCGAGGCGGATAAAACAAAGACAATTGAAGCTCTTGAATGGGTTTTTGATCATGTTTATCCAGAACTTGCTGATGATGAAGAACTCTCTTATCGCGAAATGATCCGGATTGCCACAAAAACTTTTGAAAAGACATACGGAACGGATGCAGAAGTAAAAAACTAACAGATGCCTACCGCTGGGAATGGTCACCGCACCGGGAATACTGTGAGAATTGTCAAAAGCTGCACAGAAAACTGAATAAGAAGCCTCCTTGTGCCGACTGCGAGCATAGGAGGCCTTTTTTGTCAGAAGAAAACACTGAAACGTGGGAGCTGTGGAGCTACTGTGCGGGGCAAGTTCGTACCAGCGGATTAGGCGACATTATCGGAATTGATTATAACGCATTATTTCAGGTTGCAATTGTACTTGGGATTGAAGTAACTCCGGGGATTTTGAAAAAGATAAATGCGATGGAAATGATCATGCGGGAAGAGGTGAGGAAAATTGGCAAGCAGCACTAAAACGATTGAAGCGCGAATTGAAGCAAAGGATAATGCTTCGGGGTCTATCAGCAAAGTTAAGGCGGAACTGAATAAGCTCAGGGACAAAAATATCAATGTAAATGTGGATACATCGGGCGCGGAATCTAAGATCTCGAGCATAGCGCAAAAAATCAATTCTATAGGAAAAGGAACGTCCGGGGGGCTTACCGGGGGGCTTACCGGGATTCTATCAAAAGCGGGTCCCGCAGGATTGGCGATTGCGGGAGTAACTGCGGCAGTTGCAGGGTTAGGCGCAGCTCTCGGTGCCGCAGGTGATAAATTTATAGGCTACAACGCTAAGATGGAGCAGACCAATATCGCATTTACTTCTATGCTCGGCTCTGCGCAAGACGCCAAGGTTATGATGGACCAGCTGCGTAAATTTGCGGCGGATACGCCATTCGAATTTGAGGATATCGCTCCCGCGGCGCAGCAGTTAAAAGCGTTCGGCTTCGAGGCGCGTGATATTATCCCTACTTTAACCGCGGTGGGAAATGCATCTGCAGGTCTTGGTAGAGGCGCCGAAGGATTGAAGCAGATGGCTTTCGTCATGGGGCAGATTAAAACAACCGGAAAACTGATGGGGCAGGATGTCATGCAGTTGTCCCAGCTAGGGATTCAGGTCAAAGATATTTTAGCTAAAAACTTAGGACTTGCCGCAGATCAATTGTCGGATATCGGGAACCAGGGCATCAGTGCCGACGCGGCCATAAAAGCGCTCACGGAAGGCATGAATGAACGGTTTCCGAACATGATGGCCAAGATGTCCAATTCTTTCTCCGGTATGCTGAGCACCATTAAGGACAACGCAAGCCAAATACTCGGTAAAATCGGAGAACCGCTTTTTAACAGCATGAAAAATGCGATCGGCAAAGTCCGTGATGTGTTTAATACAGCTCTTAAAAACGTAAATACAAAGGGACTGTCACACATTTTTGATGACCTAGTGCCCGACGGGCTTGCAAAAAATATCAGCCACCTTTTTAACTCAATCGGACAGGGAATTTCTGCGGTTATGCCGGTCATTGATAATCTGTCATCAGCTCTCGGCAACTTGTTTAAACCTTTTTTGGAGGGTGATAGCAAACTATTTTTGGATATGCTAGACACTGTCGCAACAGTGACGGTTAATGTGTGGCGCGTGGTAAGCGGCGTTATCGCAGACATTGCGGCCGTTATTGGTTCGGTAGAATCCTATATCGTAAGCGTACTGAACGGTATAAGTGGCGCATTTGACACCTTGTATAACGGATTGCTTAGCGGAATTGTGCAGCTGGCCAATCAATTTTTGGCAACTGTAGGTGACTGGCTGTCACAAGCATATAACGCTATTGTTGATTTTGTAAACGCCTGCCTTGATAAACTCGGGGTCGTCGGTACAGCCATCCGAAAAATCGCAAGTATGGTCGGCGCAGAAATTGAATCCGCAAAAGACGCAGTTACAAACTCTAAAACGTTTCAAGCACTGACCAATCTCGTGACAATTGACGGAAATATTACTTCAAAAGTGGAGAAGGGGCCTACTGATTTTGTTAATCAAGGTGGTGGCTCTGTTGGTGGTGGCGGAAGCGTCGGGGGTTCAGGAGGCGGTGGCGCTGGTGCTGTAGACAAAGCGCAAAAGAAAATTGAAGAGCTGACAAAAAAGATCGCCGATGCCGTTTCGGATTTATCCGATAAAATCCTTGACGAAACAGGAACAGCTTACGAAAAAGGAATCGGCAAACTGAATAGAGAAATAGCCAAAGTAAAAAAAGAAATTGAAGAAGCCGCGGCTGCAGGAATTAATACGGACGCACTGCAGGCAAAACTTGAAGAATATGGCCGTGTTATAAAAGATAAACTTGTAAAAAAGTGGAAAGAAGCTAATACAGATCTTGTTAATGATACGAACCTTGCACTAGCTAAAATGACTAAAAGCATTTCGGCGCAGGCGGAAGCACAGTATCAAATTGATCTGGAAAAGCTAAAACGCGAAAAAGAGAACAAGCTAAAAGAAGTTGCACTGACTCAAGATAGTGCTGAAGCTAAACTTGCGGTAGAGCGCTGGTATAATGCGCAGCTTGCACTTATCACGAAGCAGCGGGATGACGAGCTGACTAAAGAACCAAAAACTTGGAGTGAGGCGTGGGGTAATGCGCTTCAGCAAATGGTCGAGGATTTCGGGTCTAAAGGTAAGCAGATGCAGGACGCCATGAGCAGTGTTGCATCCTCAATGGCAGACGGTTTTACAGACATGTTTACTGATGTATTGACTCTCGATTTTAAAAATATCGGAAGCTCTTTTAGTAATATGCTGAAAAGTATGTTAAAAGCAATCGCTAATTTCATGGCAAAACAGGTCGTGACGAGTTTTTTAAGCCGGTTTTTAGGCGGTGGCGGGGGAGGCCTCGGAACTGGGATTTCTCTCGGTGGCAGCTTTAGCCAGAGTTGGGGCGACCGGATGATCGCGTCCGTGGCGCCTAAACTTAGTTTTCGCGCTAATGGCGGCCCGGTATCTGCCGGGCAGGCATACATCGTCGGAGAACGCAGGCCGGAACTGTTTGTCCCGCGCACGTCCGGTACGATTATCCCAAGCGTCAATGTAGGCCAGCAGGCACCGGAGGTGCAGGTAGTTGTTCAAAATAATACCGGTACGCCGATGCAGGCTAAAAAACAGACAACACAACAGGCAGATGGACGCGTTCTGCAAACGATTATTCTGCAGACAGTGACAGATGCCGTTTACACAAACGAGGGTCACATGCGAGATGTTATAGCAGGAGTCCGCGGAGGTTAATATGCTGAAATTCCCGAATATCAAAAATCCCATCTACCCGCTAAAGCATAAGCGGGTAGACCATACATACAAAATGGAGCAGGACAATGAAACAATTAATACACGGCCGAGGTTTACGAAAAAACCGCTGCATTTTACTCTGCAGTGGTCAGCTTTACCCGCGGCCGATTATTCATTGCTTGATACATTTTTTAATGACCAGGCGTACGGCAACGCCCTAAAATTTCAGTGGACGTATCCGCCGGAACCGGGGTGTAAATTTGCAGGGCAGACGTTTACCGTCCGATTTTCGGGGGATCTCGAATTTGACCTTGTTAACCCCGGATTGTTTTCAGGGCAGGTAACGTTGGAGGAGGCATAAATGGAATTATCTACAGCCGCAATCGTTGAAAAGAATAAAACGGCTTCTAACGGCGCTGATCTTCTCATCTGTGATATTACGTGCAGAGATGAAAGTCTGCACTTGGTAGCTAATAATGAAAATATTGTATTTCAAGGTGTCACTTACTACGCTTACGCATTCAGCGTCGATAAAATCAAAGTAAGTAGTACAGAGATGCCGTCGGCAAGATTGAATATCAGCAACATCACCGGATCTATGCAGGCGCTTCTTGAAAAATATGATGGCGCGGACGGCGTTACCGTGTCTCTTAAAGCGATTAACACAAATGTCCCAGATGAAATTTTAGATGAGGAAGTATTCGACGTTATCGGCTCATCTGCAGATAAAAAGACAGCGACGCTGAATATTGGCACCAGTTTTTCGTTGCAGAAACGCTTTCCGGAAACTCGCATATTGAAAGATTTTTGCCCTTTTAAATTCAAGGGGCGTCGCTGTGGATATAAAGGGCCTGTGACAACCTGCAATAAAACTCTTTCGGACTGTCGCAAGTGCGATAATAATAAGCGTTTTGGCGGATGCCCGACGGTGCCGCAGGGGGGCCTTTATGTCAGAGATAACTGATTTAATCGGAAAACCGTTTTCAGAAATGAAATGTTGGGATTTGGTGCAAGAGTATTACCGCCGGAACGGCAAGAGTTTACCGGATTACCGCGAACTGCTCACTGCTGACGGAATTCCCGACGGCCACGATCAATATCAAGAACTCGAAGAGCCTGAAATCGGTTGTATTTGCATATATTCAATTAAGGGCCATGGTATTGACCATGCCGGGGTATATCTCGGTGACAATCAACTTCTGCACGCCACGGAAGGCGGCGTGTGCATTGAGCGTTTTTCTAAATTTTTGCCGCGGCTGAGAGGAATGTATAAATGATTCACGTAATTATAGTTAATAATCCGTTTGACAGGCGGCAAAAAAAAGATTATTACGAGTCGTGCAGCGGGAAAACGGTTAAAGAATATCATTCCGAAGAGGGCGGGAAAGTATACGCAATTAACGGTGTCCCCTGCGGTGCGGATTATATTCCCGCGGACGGGGAAGAACTCGTCGTCATGCCGAAAATTGAAGGTAAGGCTTTAGGATGGATTTTATCCATCGGAATTACTGTTCTGTCAGCTGGAATCGGCGCAGGAATTATCGGTGGCATGACGAGTATGTGGGCGCGCATGGGGTTATCTCTTGCAATTGGAATGGTTGGTAATGCACTGGTTAATAAGCTGACGCCGACACCGAAAGCGGATTTGAGTAATACCGAACAGTCAAATACTTACGGCTGGGGCGCTCCGACGACGTTAACAGGGCAGGGATATCCCCTGCCTATTGTTTACGGCACTGTTAAGACTTCAGGTATTATGCTTGCACGGCACGTCGTGTCCGAAGGTGAAAAGCAGTATCTAAATATACTCTACTGTGTAGCCGAAGGGCCGATTGATGAAATAACTAACATCGAACTCAATGGAAATCCGATAAGCAATTATGCCGATGTGCAGGTAGATATCCGTTTAGGCACGAATACACAAAAAATTATTCCGAATTTTAATGACTCTTATGCTGATACGGGGCTTGCTTATGAGCTCAACGATGATAGCAGTTGGCACACACATAAATTAGACGGAAATACAGCACAGGGGCTTGAATTAACATTTTCATTCCCTATGGGTCTGTACTATTCAAATGATAGCGGCGGTACTTCCGAAACCTGGGTCGAATTGGAAGCGCAATACAGAAAAGTAGGAGATACCGATTGGAAGAATATTGACGTAGGTCGGATTAAGAAAAACACCAATAAATCATTTTATCTTGTCTATGCTGTCCGAGATCTTGAACCTGCGCGATATGAAGTACGCGCAAGATGTACAAAAAAAGCAGGCACATCTATTCGGTACGCGAATAAAGTACAGTGGCAAGGCGTTACTCAAGTTATTTATGATGACTTCGAATATCCGGGCAAAGCACTTATCGGAATTAAAGCGTTGGCCACAGACCAGCTGTCCGGGAACGATCCGTCTATGACGTGCCTCGTTACGCGTAAAAATGTCAATGTTTGGAATCCGGCAACAAAGCATTATGAAGAACGGCCGGCAGACAATCCGGCATGGGCTACTTATGCTATCCTGCACCACTGCTTGAAGATTGATACTGCAGAAGGCGGCTTTGAGTATGAAGCCGACGGCGTCCGAAAAGAAAACATAGACTATTATGCTTTCAAAGCGTGGGCGGCAGCATGTGCTAACGCCGGGATGGCGTTTAATTATTTATATGACAGCGCTATGTCCGTGTGGGACGCAAAAGACTACCCGTGCCGCGTTGGCTGCGGAGCTATTCTGTTGATGGGCACTAAGTTCTCCTGCGTCTATGACTACGCAGGAACACCTGTACAGCTGTTTACTGTCGCCAACATGAAAAAGGACTCTTTTAAAGAAGAGTTCCAGTCTCGAGATCAGAGGGCAAACGCAGTTGAAATATCTTTTCTGAATAAAGATAAGAACTACGAACGCGACGTGCTGACTGTCTACGGTGACGATTACGATACTGCGGAAAGAAATGTACAGCCGGTGCAGATCGAACTAATGGGGTGTACCTCATTGAAACAAGCTTATGCGTTCGGACGATATAAACTCAGGGCAAATAAATACGAGATCCGAACAGTCTCTTTTGACGCATTCGTCGATGCGATCGCTTGTACAATCGGCGATGTTATCCTTGTGCAGACCGATAATACGACGTGGGGCACTGGTGGTCGGATTGTTGGCGTTAATGGAAAAGAATTAACTCTGGATCAGCCTATTGATATTGATTACAGCTCAATTTTTGTCCGTGACCAGGACACCGATAAAATCTTTGAGACGGCAATTATCTCAATTGACGGAAGCAAAGTAACAGTTTCAGACGCTACCGGTTTTTCTGCAGATGCAGTTTATGCTGCAGGTAAAACTGGGAAAATAGCTAAGATGTTCAAGGTTTTAGCTATCGAAAAAGGGATGGACGACGCTACTCGGACTATTACTGGAATTGAATATTATCCGGAATTGTACAGTCCTGACACAAGTAAAGTGCCGGAAATAACGGCATACGATAATATCGTTAACGGCCCGACAGGTCTTACCGTTACCTGCACAGTAAAAACTGGTTACGGGGCTGGCACAGACTGCTCTGTGCATTGCACTTGGATTAATCCCAAGACAGCTAACACGGTATATCTTGAGACAAAAGAAGACGGGGCTAATGTCTGGGTACACCGCGGAAGGTTTGAAAACAGCGAGAACTCTTATACCTTTGAAGCAGACGGAACCAAGAAATACACTGTCCGGGTATATTCGGAAAACGAACTCGGCAAGCGATCCAGCTACGCTACGGCCAGAGTTGATTTATCTGCGTGGCTGCATCCCGCGGAAATGCCAAAAAACATCAAAGCATACACACGGTACCGCACATTGCCGAATGGGTCTCATAGATACGATATTCTTGTATCGTGGGAATCCAAAGATTTAATTGGACGTGTCTGGTATAAAACGAACCACGTACAAGGCGAGGCAATCGTCATAGAAGACGGGCTAAGTGCCGATGAACTTGGATTTGCCGGGGCGTGGGTATATGCAGGGCAAGGAAAAGGGCAGCTGATTATTCCTCAAGCTTTACCCGGCGACACCTACAGAATAGCAATTACCACAGCCGATGGACGGGGTGTATTTAATCTCCCGGATGATGCGCTGAAAATCGACAAATTAGTCGCGCTGAAATCCACAATTCCGAACACCCCCGATAACTTCAAGATGGTTATCGGTAGTGTGGCACATTTATCATGGAATCCTGTAACCAATGCTGACGTACAGTTCTATGAACTTAGGACAAACAGCAACGCAGGCGGCGATTCCGACGCTTTACTGGCAAGGACCGACGGTTTATCTTTTGATGTTACGCTGACAAAACGCAAAGGAACATTATACCTGTTCGCTTGCAACACCGAGGGAAAATATTCCGCACCGGCAACAATATCGTATAACAAGCCCGCGCCTTTAGCTCCACCTAAGCCGGATTTAATATCAGCAATCGGCGGATTTTCTGTGGTTGCCAATCCGATACCGTCCGACTGTGCAGGAATGGCGGTATACATAGATCCTGCAGGTAAGAGCATTATGAGAGTAACAACAACAAATAGCGTTTACTCTTACGCTTGCCCTGAAAATGTCTATGAAGTGTCTATCGCTTATTATGACATGTTTGGCGAAGGTGCAAGGTCACCATCAAACACGGTCACGGTGAAACTTGTTATCGATGAATCAATGCTGAAAGACGGGGTAATCAGTCTTGAAAAAGTTGACGAATCAATCAAAAAAGCACTGGAGACAGGAAAGGTTAGCCATGAATCTGTCAATCAGATAGTGTCCAATTTGAACAAAAAAGACGGCTACAAGACGTACAGCGCCTTAACGCAGCTGAACAACGCTATCGAACTTCGGGTAAAAGATAATGAGATCATTAACCGTATTAACTTAACCCCGAAAGGGACGACGATTGACGGCGGTTATCTGCACATCACAGGCAAGACAACTATCGATAATAATGTCATAGTGAATGGTATGATTGCCGCTAATGCCGTAACATCAGACAAGATAGCAGCAGGCGCGGTAACGGCGAATAAGATTAGTGTTAATAGTCTTGAGGCGGTATCGGCTAACGTTGGTAATCTTACCGGGGGGACTATATCAGGGACAACATTAATCGGTTCAACAATACGAAATGCGTCGAACACTTTTTCTGTTGATCCAGACGGGAACATAGTCGGAGCAACGCTTAAAGCGGGTACCATAGATGGTAATTCTGTAAGAATTAACGGCTACAACGTTAGAGCAGTTTCGATTCTAAAAGGTACTGGGAGAGGAGATTTTACAATTCCTCTCCCGGAAGGATATGAAGAAAAGGACTGTGTGTGGACGGCATTTCTAATGAGCAATGCGCGGAGTACCTATTCTTTTTCGATGAACGAAAGAAGAGTGCATGCCAAAGAAATATCAGGGGATTATCCCGACCCGCTGTGCGGTTACATGGTTATAGGTATTAAATAAAGGAGGCATAAATTGTGGTACGGATTTGATAGTAGAGGCGAGTGTCGGTTCTCTTCTGACGGCGCGGTACAAAGAGAGCCGGATATAACAGTTGTAGAATCTGATGTAGTATATCCGGATATTTCACGGCTTGTACTTATTAACGGGGAAATTGTGGAAATGGAGGAGACGGCGAATGAAGCTAACGATATTCCAACACGGTGAAATCAGGGATGAGAACGATAAAATCATTCAAGAAGGAACTTACGGCAAGCATACTGTATTTACTTCTTCTGACAATCGGGGAATTTTAGACTACATCATTAATAATTTTGAAGTTCTTTTTCAGGCAGTGCAAGGTAATTTATCTGGCATTGTCGATGTAAACGCCATTCTTAATACTGTCAAGGAGTACATCAATAAGCAGAAATACGTACAGTCTGTAGACGGAAAGGGCTTATCTACAAACGACTACACGGCGGAAGAGAAAGCCAAACTGGCGAGTCTTGAGAATTACTCTCTGACGGCAGATAAAATAAAAACGGCATTAGGGTATATGCCGGTAAACGAAACTGCGCTAAATGATAAAGTGTCTACTGCCGCATTAACGAACGCAATAACATCGGTGGAGAATAACTTTAATCAAGCACTTACAGGATACGCGCAAAAATCAGAACTAAACGACAAGCAAGATAAATTAGTTTTTGACAGCGCACCAACGGAGAACAGCAAGAAAATGCTGACGTCCGGTGCTATATATGCGGCGATACAAAAAGCCGTACAATCTATTTCCGATGTGGATAACACATCATTTTAAAAAAGGAGCAGAGGTATGACAATCACAAGGCAAGACATCATTGACGCGCTCATCAACGGGAGCGCCGAAATCGGAAAAAATGAAGAGTATGTAGATTTAGACGAAAGGAGTTTTTAATCATGACAAAAGGGAGAATATCTGTCGAAAGTGTAGCCGCTATTGCGAACGCAATTAGAGAAAAATTAGGTACAACCGCAACATATAAACCTGCTGAAATGGCACCTGCTATTCTGTCTATTCCGACAGGAGGAACAGGGGAAGAAATCCCGAAGGTTTATGTACCGAAAAATCTTGAACATCAGAACATCGTTATTACACCGAAATTTCTTAGAACGCCGGACGAAACAGGGGATAAAAAAGCGTATACTATGGTAGTATCTACGTTGGGCATTAAAGCAGTACCCGTGGCGGGATATGAAGCGGGAAATATTGTCATCAACGGGATCGCGATGGGTAAAGAGGTTGATGACTACACAATCTCCGGAGGCGAACAGATTACTGCAACAGCGGCTACGAAAATAGGAGATTCTCCGACACTTGAAATTCAAGGAACCTTGACGCTTACTGAAAACGACGAGAATACATTGATTGCAACGGGCGATACAATCAACACTGCGAGTGGTGGATATCAAGTTTCCCACGTGGGAATAGTCAATATCGGTGAATTTGCAGTGGTTACTCTTACAGTAGACGGGATTAGTGCTTTTTATAATAAACCCGGGATCTACACTACAACGATTATCAAAGCCCAAATAGGAGATGTAACATTCGATGCAACGCGTGAAATGACAGAGACTATATCCGGAGGATTCTCGACTGCAGACTTCTTGCGCTTAAAAGCGAACGTTGGCACCCCGATTAATTTTTCGATTAAATATGAATAATATATTTAGTTTACTGCGGGAGCCTGAATGGCTCCTGCGGCATTAATTTTATTAAGAGGTATATGAAATAATGAGCATGGGGGATATGAGCCCGGAAGCGCTGGAACGAATCGTCAGAATTGAGACAAAGCTGGATATGCTTGTTGAAATGATTCCGAAAATGCAGGAGCTGCAGTTGGCGCACGAAAGAGCCGCGCAGAGTGCTAAATCCGCGCATCATCGAATAGACAATATTTACAAGGTGGCGGGGCTTATATCGACCATCGTATCTGTTGTCATCGCGCTGATTGGGAAGGTGCTGTGATATGTTAAAAAAAATATGGAACGCAGCAATACAGTACGCGCCGAAAATAAAAGGTCGAGTACGGACGTCGATGCAGATCGTCTACGTGTATGGTGCCGGACTTATCATTCTGTTTTTAATGGTAATTGCGGCATGGATACATGACTTTTATCGAACGGGAATAGCAAATACAACGCTACTCATCAATTTTTTCAAAGAGTTTACGGCACCGGCAGTAGTCGGTGCTTTTACTTTTGTGAGTGTTTTTTGTGTAGACAAGAATCACGACGGACGGCCGGACGCCGCAGAAAAAGAAATAAAAAAAGAAACAAGAAAGGAAGTGCGTAGAGATGACAATAGCCGAATTTAGGCAAGAACTCATTGATAAAAGAGATTATTTTTATCAGTTTTCGTGGACAGCAACGACTTACGGGCATTGGTCAGCCGGGCGGTACTTCACAACGTTTAACGACTATCATTTTAATGTTGACGGCGACGGAGAGATTATCTACACAAGACCGTTAGACGAGGTACCGCGGGCAACATATCACAGAAACACAGGAAGCATTGCAATTGCTTTGTGCTGCTGCTATAACGCCCGTCCAGATGACTTAGGTGAATATCCGCCAACCGCCGCGCAAATCGAGACTCTTGCGAAGATGTTTGCGGTTATCGCAGAGGTTTTCGATAATCCAATCGATAGGGAACATTTCATGACGCACGGCGAGGCAGCGAATGACGACGGCTACGGCTTGTACAGCGGAGAGCCTGACTGTCGCTGGGATTTAGAGCAGCTGTGCGATCAGGATGAAATCGGGACCGGCGGAGATATTCTCCGCGGAAAAGCGCAGTGGTATTTAGAGAACGGGGTGTAAAATGTATGAGAAGAAAAAAATTATCGCTGTTGCTTGCGCTGTCATTGCTGTTGTCGCCCTGCTCGTATATCTCATATTCAGCGGCACCACAGGCGGCGGAAACAGTAACGATGCAAAGGGCGCAGTACGAGAAGCTAAAAACTATAGCGAGAAATCAGCAGATGCGGTTAGATCTGCTGGAGAGCAAATTAAATCTGCTGGAGAGCAACTCGACAGAAGCATCTCAAGAGTTGACCGAGCTGCAGAATCAGCTGACCGAGTGCAAAAAAGAATTGATGAGAACTCAAGAACAATTGCAGAGTGCAGAGATATCATTGCAGACAGCAGAAGAGAACTTGATGAAGCTGCAGACATCTTTAGACAGATTGACCGAGAAAATTAATGAATTAACACATGATTTGAAAATTGCTAAGCGGCAAAGAAACCTCTGGTCATACATCGCAGGAGCAGTGGCAACAGGCTGGCTGGTAGACAGATTAAGTAATTAACGGGGCGGGAAACCGCCCTCTTTTTTTTATTGCGTGAATTAATTTATAGTGGTATGAGAAATCTTTACTCTTTTTCTGTTGCCTACTATAAAAACAATTTATAACAAACAACTTGAAAATGTATTGACTAATCAAAGATGATATTGTAATATATAATCAAGAAAGGGAAAACACCACAAATTATTTAAACCATAGGAGGTAAGAAAAATGATTAGAAACATTGGAATTGAAAACGGAGAAAGAATTTTAACGGACGGAAAAAGGACGATAAAATTCGAAAAACACGATCAGGGCTATCAAATGTGGGAGCTAAAAGGAAACACGTACTATCGATGTGGCATAGTAAACGCAGATAAGGAAACAGAAAACGAAGATTTATGGAATATGGCCACGGACGATTTATACTAAGATTTATACTAAAAGGAGGACGAATAAAGAATGGCGGAAAACAAAAAATCTGCCCCGGGCTGGGGCGGGCACCGCAAAGGGGCAGGGGCAAAAAGAACCCTGCCTCCGGGTACCCGGACAAGATCTATAAAAATGACAGATAGAGAATACGAAAGTGTAAAAAACACTTTAAATGTAATAAGGAGAGAAAAGAAAATGAGTAAATACTTTAAGAATAATATTTTCTTTTACGAAGACTTAAAAGGAGATCTCAATCTAAATATGCGCGGTAGTGAAAATGGCAAAATCACCATCGCGTCTTCAAAGAAGCGCGACATGAGCGAGAAATTTGAACTCATAGATACAAAATTTGCCGACGGATTTAAGGTTTGTGTCAGCGATAAAGAACAAAAAGGCACTCCGATTGCTACGCTAATCGGGAAAAATTTATTCATATTCAGTGATGATGACCTCAAAGAAATTTATACCGAGGGTATTATCCGTGTAAGTGTATATAGAGCTGGGGATAATCAACTATTTATACGAGTTGAAGAACTCGACGCCGGGAATATCTGGATGTGCTTTAAATACACAGATTGGGACGTTGAAGAAAACAACGGTAGATTTAAAAATTTAAACGATTACATTGATGATTTCGTCCGGAAAAAAGAAAATGTAAAGTCTGTAAAAAAAATCTCTATCGATACGATAGAGATCGTCTGGTACGATGCAGAATTTAAGGGGTATATGAAATCAAAGTGTCAGTTTTGTGTGACAAAAGATCTAATCGGGTCAGTCACACTCGATCTGGACGTCGTGAGAAAAAAATGACGTAGATAAAGCGTAACATGCCAAAAAGAGCGATATCATTATCGCTCTTTTTAATCTTGTGACTCATATTACTTTTTGGATAAGCGGAATTTTAAAATGTAAGATAAGTGGTAATCTATGTGATTTCTCTTGGGTCACCAGAATATGTTTATCCGAACTCCCCATTTTACAGAATTTTGTAAGATGGGGAGTTCGTTTTTATAATTGTACGGTGATGCTTTAAAAAGTTTTCCTATATGAAGTCCGGTCTTCAATAGATTTTTATGCTGCTGATCGGATGAATGCCGGGTATGGATAACGGCTTTTACTGTATGAAAAAACAGCCTCCTTCAAAAAGTAGGTCGGCTGTGTGCTATTCCCATAAACGTAATCAGCTTCGGTTGGAGTATTACATTCCCGCTGTCGTATTAACGGTACAATAGCGGGATTTTTTTATATTGCAATTATAATTTCTCTATTAACTTTTCTCGTTTTCCCGCGTACTCCTCTTCAGTTAGAACCCCTGCATCGTAAAGCTGTTTTAGCTTCAGCAGAGTCTCTGCCGCAGTGGCCGCATTCGCTACGGCTTCTTTTTCTGCAGCTTCTTCGGTTTCTGCCATCTCTACAAGTTTTGCTGCCTCGGCCCGGATACTTTCGACATCCGACCCGGCAGGGGCAGCAAACTGGAAGGTGGTAAATTCTTCCGGAGACATTTCAATAGCGCATCGGCGGCTTTCCGTAAATACGCAAGCCACTGTACACTGTTTTGCTCGGCCTTTGAGAAGAATACCGGCAATAGCTCCGATAGGGCCGAGGATAACAGCACCTAAGAACCCCCACCCCATCGATGGGCCAAATTTAAATTTATTTTCTTCAGTGATTCGTTCCCAGACTTCCAGATCCTTGTCGACACGGATAACGCGGAACTTCCCGCTTTTATCTGTATAACCTAAAACTATATTTTTACCGGTATTATTAATTTCAACTTTTTTAGCGAAATTGGCACCTATTACTTTCATACTTGTTTCTCCTCAATAAAAGTTATTGAATATCAGACTGCATAGAACGGCTAATCCTAAAATTCTAATACTTTGTCAGTTAAACCGATTGAGTTGTATCGGTATGCATCTTGGATTTTCAGACACAAGCATTATACCGCTTGCCGATTATAAAATCGTTTCAAACAGACTTTTTTATTATTAATTCCAACGCAGACGATTTTGCCGTTTGGAGCGTATAAATGCTATAAATTGATTTCTCCTTTAACTTTCAAGCAAAGTGGCTTCCTGGATTAATTCTTGCACGATCGTTTCATTG